TGACAATAAAGAATTTTTTGTATAAAAGAAAAAAAATGAATACATACATATTTGACATAGAAGAATCGTTAGTACAGGTTAATGGAACAATTGACATAGACTTTCAAACATTTTTTAAAAATTGGATGAATGATAAACATGTTATATTAGTAACTTCATTTGATTTGACTGATACAATTTCTCAAATAGGAGAAGATGTTTGGACAAGTGCTAAAAGAATATACCAACTGAATGGAAATAAATATTATAGAGGGCGTACAGGTATCAGCGCATCACCATTAGCGATTAATATAGACCATATTAAATCAATATGTTTACTTAGCCTGAGCTCATATCGAGAGACTCATTGGGATACATGTCACATTAATTATTTCGGACGAGATGTACAAACAATACAAAAATTACAATCCGAATGGAACACTTCGAATCAAACATGTGATATTAACCAAGTTAATTCATTTACAGAAACCTGGAATACCTTAATAAGCTAATATTTATATTAAATGAAAACACTAGGACACGAAATAATAGAACAGATGTTATCCGAATCTCCGGTAAAGACTATATTAGTAGTTTATCCGGGCAGGTTCCAACCAATGGGACAACATCATGCTGCGGTCTATAAAAAACTTGCTAGCAAATTTGGCAAATCAAATACATTTGTAGTAACATCAGATAAAGTTGCTTTACCTAAATCTCCATTGAACTTCAAAGAAAAGTATTCGGTAATGAAAAAACATGGAGTAACAAATGTTGTCCAAGTTAAAAATCCTTACCAAGCACAAGAATTAACTAGTAAATATGATCCAGAAACAACTGCATTATTATTTGCTGTAGGTGCAAAAGATATGAAAGAAAATCCTAGATTCAAGATAGGATTCAAAAAGAATGGAGAGCCTAGTTATTTTCAAGACTATGAAGATAACAAGTCTACATTACAGCCATTTACCAAACACGGATATTTAGTAGTTGCTCCTCATGTAGATATCAATATACCTGGCTTTGGAGAAATGTCTGGAACCACCTTAAGACAAGTATTAGCAACAGCGGATGCAGAGACATTTAAAGATGTAATGGGATTTTTTGATCCTAAAATATACAACATGTTGCAAACAAAATTTTCTCAAATAAAATCTGAAGTTATAGAATCATTTTTATTAGAAGGAAGTTTAACTGGATTAGCCGATACATCTGCAGATGATGGTCCTAGGTACATGTACGGTAATTTAGCTACATATAAAAAGAAGACAGCTGAAATGGCTAAACGATTAGGATATGAAGTGGTAAATTATATAGTTAAAGATAGTCCTATAGAAGTACATGATACAAATTATCCAGATGGTCCTCCATTAACTGTTTCATATTTCCCGACCGGAGTTAAAGGTGCAGATTTTGCTGGAACAGATTATTTGAAAAATTATAAAGGTAGTCCTGCATATTCATTATGGAAAAAGGAAATAACTAAAATAGCCCAAGTAGTAGGATATAAGTTTTTAGATTTCTTAGGAGCAGAAGATTCAATTGAATCTAGTAAAGATGAAGAACTAGGAACACAGACCAACCAACTTAAAGAAGATTTCAATGTGCCTATCAATATAGGAGATACGGTAATGATGGGTAAATTCAAAAACAAACCAGTTGTTGTACAAACAATACAATGGAGTCAAAAAGGTGATTTATTAATAAACGGAAAATCAGCAGCGAGATTTAGAATTATGCCAAAAGAAGAAGAACAAGTATTAACAAAAGAATGGTGGGGTAATAGTTTTAAAGAATTATTAACTGAAGCTAAAGCAAATACACATTTAACTCATTTAGAAGAATTGATATTAACGCAAGGTAAGAATGGATATAAAACAGCTAAATCATTTTTAATAGAGTTATTGAAAAATTTAGCAGGAAATTCAAATTCAAAAATAAATACATCAGTTAAGTGGGATGGTGCACCTGCAGTATTCGCCGGCATTAACCCAGACAACGGAAAATTCTTTGTAGGAACCAAGTCTGTGTTTAATACTAAAACTCCTAAAATTAACTATACAATGGATGATATAGAAATTAATCATGGACAAGCACCTGGATTGGCAGTTAAGTTAAAATTTGCATTAAAATATTTGCCAACATTAGGTATAAAAAATATTTTGCAAGGCGATTTTATGTTCGATAATTCTATGGTTAAATCAACTACTATAGATGGTAAGCCTCATTTGCAATTTCGTCCTAATACAATTACATATGCTGTAGAGTCTGATTCTGATATAGGGCGAGAAGTTGCAGCTGCAAAAATTGGCATAGTATTTCATACAACATACCAATCATTGTCATCAGGAGCGTCATTTGGTGCAGATGTTAGTGGATTGAAAAAAAATCCTAATGTATGGTTTGATGATGCATTCTTTAAAGATACTACCGGTGTAGTAAAGTTGACATTATCAGAAACAAAAGAGATACAATCTCTAATTAAAAAGGCAGATGCTATAAAAATTAATTACGATAATCTTCCTAGTTCATTATTAAACATATATCTCAATCAAGAAATAAAGTCCGGACAATTTGTTAACAATCCGGCGGTATCATTTAAAGCATTTCAAAAATGGTATGAAATACGAGTTGATAAAAAAATTGCAAAATTAAAATCAGATCGTGGAATTGAAAAAGCAACTTTAGCTAAACAAGACCAAATGAATCAATTTAATGATCGTAAACAAGATATCATTAATTTATTTATAGTATCTAAATTATTATCAGATGCCAAACTTATATTTGTAAGAAAATATAATAATGCTATCTACAATACAAAGCATTTTGTAGACGATGGTAAAGGAGGCTTGAGAGTGACCGCACCGGAAGGATATGTGGCAGTAGATAGAATTGGAAATGGTGTTAAATTTGTAGATAGAGTAGAATTTAGTAGAGCAAACTTTGCTATGGATAAAGGCTTTACAAAATAGCATTGATAAGTAGGACATAGTATATTTATATTAAAATAAGGGACAAACCAATGAAAGAAACAACATTAAGAAATATGATCAGAAAACAGATCAAAGAATCTTTAAAAGAAGCGCCAATGGCAAAAGCATCTGTAGGATCTAAATTAGGTTCAATAGAAAAATTAGCCGGAGTTAAAATGCTAAAAAAAGCATTAGGCCAAGGAACACCTGTACAACAAGCAGCAGGATTACTTCAAGTAGTACAAGCTATATCAGGAGATAATCCTACTGTAGCAAAACAATTATCTAGAATGTTAATGAAGAAAGATTCATTATCAGGTGATATGGGTAAGCCGGCAGGAGCAGCTGATAGATTTGAATCAATCGAAGAAGCAGAAGTTAGTTCAGCATTAGCATCTAAAATGGGCAGAGTAGACAAAACCCAAGCAATGCAAATGATGAAGAAAACATTAGCAACTAAGCCAGCAACTCAACAAACTGATTTCGTCATTGACATGATAAATAGTTTAGGTCTTAAAGATGGAGCGAAGAAAAGATTATTATTGAAGATGCGCCAAGGTTTAAACTAATATGAGCAATAAGTTACAAAATGTGAAAGCTATCAAGCAGATGCTTGCTGGCGAACACCGATCTCAAACACGTAAATCAATATATACAGGTAAAACAAAATTAAAAGAATCTGAAGTAATAGAATCTTTTAAAGATGGTAAACCTAAAATATGGATTGAAACGGATGGTAAGGGATTTCGAACAAGAGTTACACAACATGATGGATTTACAACACGTCAACCTGAAAATAGCATTCTTAAAGATATTCAAGAATTATTAAAGGTACCAAAAGAATGTCCTACTTGTGGTACTAATATGCGAGAAAAAGAACAAAGACTTAACTTTAAGTTTTGGTTTAAACGTAAAAAATGCTTCGGCTGTGTTTTGGAAGAAGAACGTAACATAAAACAACAAGGACCAGATGCATGGAAACAATATCAAAAAGAAATTATGTTGACAAATGCTGAATCGTGGTTCAAAGATACTGATAAGGAAGTTGAAATTGTTAAACAACAAATGAAAGAAACTACCTGGGAAAATGCAGATGGTGAGAGAAATGAAGTAGATATTTCATCCTTTATCAATAAAATAGAAAATGATTATAATAAACTTAAAGATGATATTAGAACATCTTTTGGAGAATAAAAAGTAAAGTTATGAGTATATTAACAAAATTATTTAGCGGAGGAGCAGCTGATCTAGTAAAAGGTGTCGGCGGAGTTATAGATAACTTGCATACATCTAAAGAAGAAAAACTAGCGGCAGAACAAAAGATAAAAGAATTAGTTTCTGATTATGAAACTAAAATGGAAGCTAACATAACAGACAGGTGGAAATCAGATATGAATTCTGATTCTTGGTTATCCAAAAATGTAAGACCAATGGTACTTATATTTCTAGTTGTATGTACAGTGTTAATGATATTTATCGATGCCGGCACAATTCATTTTGAAGTAGAAGAAAAATGGACTGACCTATTACAATTAGTATTAATAACGGTTATTGGTGCATATTTTGGCGGAAGGTCATTCGAAAAAAGAAAAAAATAAGCAGTTCTTTTATTTGTTTTTCTGCAAATAATTTCTTATATTAAGGTATAATATGTCGGTAAAGAAAAGCATAAAAGAAATAATACGTGATGAATATAAACGGTGTTCTCAAGACCCCGTACATTTCATGCGTAAGTATTGTATTATTCAACACCCTACTAAAGGTAAAATGTACTTTAACCTCTATCCATTTCAGGAAGAGGCATTAAACGAATTCAAAGATAATAGATATAATATTGTTCTTAAATCGAGGCAGTTAGGTATATCAACTCTATCAGCTGGATATTCATTATGGAAAATGATATTCCAATCAGATTATAATGTATTAGTAATTGCAACTAAACAAGATGTTGCAAAAAACTTAGTTACAAAAGTAAGAGTAATGCATGATAATTTACCTTCATGGTTAAAGGGAAAGACAATGGAAGATAATAAACTTTCATTAAGATTTAAAAATGGCTCACAAATTAAAGCTATATCGTCAAAAGGTGATGCAGGTAGATCTGAAGCATTATCATTATTGGTAATTGATGAAGCTGCTTTTGTTGATAGAATTGATGAAATATGGACTGCGGCACAACAAACATTAGCAACTGGAGGAGGTGCAATTATGTTATCGACACCAAATGGTACAGGTAACTTATTCCATAAGACATGGTCACAAGCAGAAGCAGGTGGACAATTTAATCCTATCAAATTACATTGGACAGTACATCCGGAAAGAGATCAAGGATGGAGAGACCTTCAAACAGAATTATTAGGAGAAAAGAGTGCAGCACAAGAATGTGATTGTGACTTTATTAGTTCTGGTCATACAGTAGTAGATGGGCCTATTATACAATGGTATGAACAAACATATGTAGAAGATCCAAAAGAAAAAAGAGGATTTGATGGCAATTATTGGATATGGGAATATCCAAACTATTCTAATTCATATGTAGTAGTAGCGGATGTTGCGAGAGGAGATGGTGGAGATTATTCTGCATTTCATGTGCTAGATATAAAAACAATGCAACAAGTTGCTGAATATAAAGGTAAGATAGGAACTACTGAATATGGTAACATGTTAATATCTGTAGCAACAGAATGGAATAATGCATTACTAGTTATTGAAAATGCAAATATAGGATGGGCAGTTTTACAAGTTGCAATAGATAAAGGATATGAAAATTTATATTATTCTTATAAA